CTCACCTAAAGACATGATGTATAACGAAGCAATCCAAAACCGCGCAACAGAAATCGCTCGTCTATGCGGAGTGCCACCTTACTATTTGTCAGCAGATCAAAACACGACAATGACATACGCGAATGTTCAGGATGAGCGCAGACAGTTTATCTGGATGATTCAGCCTTTTATTTCTGCCATTGAGTCCAGGCTTTCTATGGATGACATCTCTACTTCTGGTCATTATGTCAAGTTCGCAGTTGATGACACATTCTTACGGACTAACCCAATGGATCGCTTGCTAGTAATCGAGAAGATGCTTGCACTTGGTCTTATCACTACAGAACAAGCCATGGAAATGGAAGATCTATCTCCTAACGGAATGGAAGACTAATGGAAACCCTATATATCGAAGCCTCATCAATCGAATGCAGCGAAGATCGCAGAGAAATCTCAGGCAAGATCGTGCCAATGGGAACAGGCGAAATCGGTAACACTAATCTTGGTGCTTATGTTTTTGAGGCTGGATCTATTGATATTACAGATCCATCAAAGATTAAATTGCTTTCACAGCATGACATGAAAAAGCCAGTTGGTCGAATGACCGCTTCTGAAGTTCGCGAAGATGGTATTTATGCAACCTTTAAGTTAAGCCGTTCACAAGCTGGATCAGATGCTTTGATCATGGCCAGCGAAGGCTTGGTCTCCGGATTAAGTATCGGAGCAGAAATCATCTCATCGAAGCCGTCACGCGATGGACACACAGTCGTGACAGCGGCTAAATTAAAAGAAGTTTCTCTAGTAACAGAGCCAGCATTTAAGTCTGCTCAAGTATTAGAGATCGCGGCAGAGGAAGTTATCCCTGCTGAAGAAACCCAAACAGAAAGCGAGACAGCTGTGGAGAACACTCCAGAGACAGTTGCAGCACCAGTAGAGGCAGCAGCAGTTGAAGCTGCTCGTCCAACTGTTACTGCTATGTATTACACCAAGCCACGCATTGATCTATCAAATGAGGCTTTTCTAGAAAACTCAATTCGCGCGCAATTCGGTGATGAGAACGCTCGTCAATACCTAGCCGCTGCATCAGATACAACAACAACTGAGGTAGCAGGTCTTGTTCCTACTCGTCAATTGACTGAAATCATCAACAACAAGTCAACAGCAGGCCGTCCATCAATCGATGCGATCTCAACTGGTGCACTTCCAGATGCTGGAATGAAGTTCCAGATCCCACGCGTTAAGACAGTTCCAACAGTTGCAGCAGCAGCTGAAAAGGGTGCATTCGATGATACTCAGGTTGAAATTGAGTACCTAGATGTAACAGTTGCTAAGTATGCAGGAATGCAACTATTCGATGTTGAAGTCCTTGACCGCACATCACCTGCATTCTTTTCAGAATTGCAGAGCCTCATGGCCGATGCTTACGCTAAGGCAACAAATGTTGCAGTACGCACAGCAATCCAGACAGGTGCATCAGCAGATGCAACAACAATCACACTTCCTTGGGATGGCGCAGAGATGGCTGGCTTTATCGCTCGCGCTTCTGACAGCATCTACACAGCGACACTTCGTTTCGCAACAGGTGTAATCGTTTCTCCAACACAATGGAGCAACATCATGGGAATGGTTGATTCACAAAACCGCCCTCTATTCATCGCCTCACAGCCACAAAACGCTGCGGGTAATGTTTCACAATCACTTCGCGGATCACTTCTAGGTCTAGACCTATATGTTGATTACTCACTAACCGGCTCAGCAGATGGATCAATCGTAGTTGTAAATCGCGATTCATTCACATGGTACGAGTCACCACGCCTACAGCTTCGCGCTGACAAGGTTGGTACAGGTAAGGTTGAAGTTGGTTACTATGGTTATGGCGCAATCGCCACGAAGGTGCCTTCAGCTGGTGGAGCGTTCAAGTTTAACAACGCTTCGTAAGCAAGCCCACTAAGTACGCTCTGAGGGGTAGTAGCCCTTCTACCCCTCAGAGTCTTTAGAAAGGATAAAGGATGTCGCTCACAACAGTTGCAGAACTCCGCAGCACTCTCGGAGTCGGTACCTTGTATCCAGATGCCACCCTTCAAGAAGTCTGCGATGCAACAGATGCAGTCCTACTTCCTATGCTATGGGCTCCTACTTATTTCACAGTAGCTCATGAAAACATTGTGGGCGAAGGAACTCTTTACCTTAATGATCCTGTCAAAGAAATCTTTTATGTAGGTCAAACAGTAACAATTGCTAATTCTGGATCTTCCTACAACGGCAGCAAAGTGATTACAGCCGTTGGCGATTATTCAATTACCATGGCTACAAACCATGCAGCAGCAAAGCCTAAGCATGCAATCGCTCCTTATGGCACTGCTAGTACAACAACTTACACAGACTGGACAACTGATACAGCAGTCCAGCAAGCAGCTTTGATGATATCTGTTGAAATCTGGCAAGCGCGTACCGCCACCCTTTCAGGCAGTAACCTTGTAGATTTCCAGCCAAGCCCTTACCGAATGAGCGCACAGCTTCTCGCTAAGGTGCGAGGATTGATCGCACACGCACTAGACCCTCGCTCGATGGTGGGATAATGACTGTTGCCATTACACAACTTAGAACGACACTAGCTGAGGCTCTTCAAGACGATAGCAAGTATCAAGTCTTTGCATTCCCACCTGCCACAGTCCTAGCCAATTCAGTTATTGTTTCACCGGATGATCCTTACCTAACTCCAAACAATAACAGCCAGATAAGCATTAGCCCTCTTGCTAACTTCAAGGTAATTTTAACTGTGCCTCTGTTTGACAATGAAGGCAACCTTAACGGCATCGAGGACATCGCCTGTAGCGTATTCGCTAAACTGGCTGCATCATCCTTGAAGTCTAATGTCAGCGCAGTAAGCGCGCCTAGTGTTCTCAATGCTGCTTCGGGAGACCTTCTCAGCTGCGAGATTTCAGTATCAATCCTAACGAGTTGGAGTTAATTATGTCCGATTACGATAAAGAGTTGGAAGCCTTCTTGATCAAGATCGGGCAGGTAGCACCAACACCATCAAAGCCAGCACCTACTAAGAAAGACGAGGAATAATCTCATGGCTGTATTTCTAAACAACAAGGTCGGCGTGAAGATCAATTCAGTCGATCTTTCAGATCATGCAACAGCAGTAACTCTCAATCGTTCATTCGATGAACTAGAAGTAACTGCTATGGGTGACTCAGGCCACAAGTTTGTCAAGGGTCTAGAAGCATCATCTGTAACTATTGATTTCCTAAATGACACAGCTTCAGCGAATGTTCTAGCAACATTGCAAGCTGCTTGGGGAACATCTGTAACAGTTGTATTGCTACAGGAAAAGGGAACAGCAGTATCTGCTACAAACCCTCTGTACACAATGACCTGCTTGATCAACAACACGACCGACATTAACGGCTCAGTCGCTGATCTATCAATGCAGAGCCTGACATTCAATGTCAATGGCACAATCACAGTAGCAACAACCGGCTCATTCTAAACAACTAACAAAGGGGCTAACCATGGCAAGACTAAAGATCGTTCGACAAGATGGAAGCGTATTAGAAGGCGAGATCACTCCAGCTGTGGAGTACGCATTCGAGCAGTACGCTAAAAAGGGTTTCCACAAGGCTTTTCGAGATGAAGAAAAGCAGTCAGATGTTTATTGGCTTGCATGGGAAGTCACTCGCAGATCAGGTGAATCTGTTAAGCCTTTCGGTATGGATTTCATCGAGACACTTAAAAGTGTTGAGGTGCTTGATTCAGACCCTTTGTCTTAAAGCGCGATCTCCCATTCACCTACCTCATTGCTAGGCTAAGCATAAGGTTAGGGATCGCGCCACAGCAGTTATTAGATTTAGATCCTACGATGCTAGAAGCATTACTACAGGGTCTCAGAGATGAAGCAAAGGAGATCAGCGATGGCAACAGAGTTAAAAGGCGCAGTTGAAATGCGTAAGGCTCTGAGGCAATTTACGCCTGATCTCGCTAAGGAAACATCTCAGGAAATGGCTAATCTGTTAAAGCCAGTAGTTAAGAATGCTAGAGGGTTTATACCTTCTAACTCAGCAGTCCTATCTGGTTGGAGTAATCCAGTATCCTCAGCCGATACTATTAACTACAGACCTTTTCCTAAGTTTGATTCATCGGCTGCTAAGCGAGGTATTGGTTACAGCACTGCGCCATCAAAGCCTAACAAGGCTGGCTTTTCCTACCTTGCTACTATTGCTAACAATTCAGCAGCTGGAGCGATCTACGAGACTGCTGGTCGTAAAAACCCTTCCGGCCAACCCCGCTTTACAGGCGAAGGCAACGAGTCGGCTAAAGGCTTTAACAAATCGCTTAACCCTGATGCCGGTGTCCAATTCCTTGCTAACTTAAACAGCACAGGCCAACTCGTTAATGCCAAGCCTAGAATGCAAGGCCAAAGAGGTCGTGTCAGTCGTAAGGTAACTGGTCGTGCGATTTTTCGCGCATGGTATGACGATGGTGGAAAGACAAACGCAGCAGTCCTCAAAGCCATTGAAAACTCATGGGCTAAATACGATGCGAGAGCGAAGAGATACTAAATGGCTAAAAATGATGTAAGCATCCGGATTGGTGCATCCTTTGTAGGCAAGCCAGCGTTCAAGCAAGCAGAAACAGCCACAGACAGATTAGGTAAACAAGCCAAGAAACTGGCTGCATCATTAGGTTTGGCTTTTGGTGGCCGGGCGATTCTTGCTTATGGAAAGAAAGCCGTCCAAGCAGCAGCAGCTGATGAGAAGGCACAAAAGCAGTTAGCCCTAGCCTTAAAGAATGTCGGACTCGGTAGAGATGCCGCAGCTTCTGAGGATTACATCCAGAAGTTACAGAGCGAGTTTGGCATAGTCGATGACAAGTTACGACCTGCTTATCAGACTCTAGCGGTAGCAACTAGAGACACAGCAACTGCTCAGAAGTTACTTAATCTTTCGCTAGATATATCTGCCTCAACAGGTAAGGATCTAGCCAGCGTATCCTCAGCTCTCAGCAAAGCATACCTAGGAAACAACACAGCACTCTCTAAACTCGGTGTAGGTATCTCTAAGGCTGATCTAAAGGCTGGCAAGTTTGAGGATATTATCTCTCAGCTGGAGACAACCTTTGCAGGTTCAGCAACAGCCGCAGCTAATACCTTTCAAGGCTCGATCGATAAGTTAGGCGTTGCTTCTGCCAATGCTTCTGAGATTATCGGTACTGGCCTGATCGATGCGCTTAAAGGTCTAGGAGAAGAAAACTCAGTAGATGATCTTGCTAAATCTATGGAGGATGCAGCCCTTTATACAGCCGATGTTATTCGCGGTATTGGAAAACTAATTGAGAAACTAAAAGGCTTACCCGGAATTGGTAGTTTAGATATTGGCATGATTCCTATTGTTGGATCTTATTTAGACATCTTAAGAAAGTCAGGCGCAGCAGGCAGTATAGGAGGATTCCCACAGGGAGCACCAGCTGAGTATCAAGCGGCAACTGATGCAGCTAATGCAGCAGCGGCAGAGAAGGCTCGTAAGGCAGCAGAAGCGGCAGCTAAGAAGCGCGCAGCAGAATTATTAGCCATGCAGAAGAAAACCCTAAAGTCTCAGCAGGATGCCTTAAAACTATCCAAGGCCAAGGCTATCTTTGACCTACAGAAGATCCAGATCGAGGCAGCCCTAAAGGGTAGGATCTCAGAAGAAGATCGCATCCGCTTAAAGCTCATGCAGGCTATTGAAGAAGAGAACATCGACAATATCGTGAAGTATCAGAAGTTACTCGATGCAGCAATAAAGAAAACATTAGAGCTGCGCGATGCCGTCAAAGGTGTAGATCCTTTCGCATCCTTTAATGCAGGCGCATTAAATGCTATTGAAAATATTAAAGCAATTAACGCTGCACTTAAATTAGGTCAATTCGTTCCTGTAGTTCCGGGAACAGGCGGGGTTATGGGCGGTTCAACAAACGCTGGCAACTATCCATCTTCAGGCTTCCCCGGTGCTGATATACCTTATGCACCTACTGGCGGTGGCGGTGGCACTACTGTCAATGTAACTGTCCAAGGTACAGTCATCGCTGAGAACGATCTAGCACAGACTATTAACACTTTATTAAATGATTCTTCAGCTGCGGGAAGTCCAGTAGGTTACAGGCGGCAGGCAGGCTTAACGGCAATATGACAACTCCAAGCGAACGCCTAGCAGGGCTTCTAGTCCAGATTAACTTTAACGATGGATTCCAGATCCCATTCACTTTAGACGATGGTAGATACGGACGATTAGACACCGGCACTTTGGAAGACTCAGCACCTGTTGTCGATTACACATCTCGCACTACAAACATCAACATCAGGCGCGGTCGAGATGTCCTACAAGATGGGTACAACGCAGGACAAGCAACTATCCGCATCTTAGATCCAGATGGAGACTTCAACCCTCAGAACATAGATTCACCTATCTATGGCCATGTCACAACAGGCAAGAAGTTACGGATTAGCCATAACGGAATTAAACCTACTGGCGGTGGATTACGAGCCCGTTATATGTTTACAGGGTACATATCAGATTATCGCTACACCTTCCCACAAGGGCAAGAAACAGGCTATGTGACCATTACAGCCTTTGATGCGTTCAAGCTGTTTAATACCTCAGCCATTACCACAGTTACAGGCGCAGGAGCCGGTGACAAGACAGGCACACGCATAGGCCAGATACTTACTCAAATTGGCTGGCCTTCTAATATGCGGGCGATGAATGTAGGTGAAGTAGAATGTGAGAACGATAACGGATCTAGCCGATCAGCTTTGGTTGCTATTCGTCTTGCTGAGATCTCCGAGAATGGTGCTTTCTATATTGATCCACAAGGCACAGCAAGATTTCTTGACAGGGGAGAAGTTTACGATGACGAAGAGCAACCAGATTTCAGTTTTAGCAACGACCAGTTTGTAGCCTCTGGAGAGCCTTATCAAAACATCAAGTTTGCCTTTGATGATAAGCGGGTCTATAACTCAGCCACCATTACCCGCGAAGGTGGATCGCCTCAGACCTACAGCGATGCAGCTTCTATCGCTAAGTATTTTTTACACTCATACACTCAAAGCAACCTAATTATGAGACATAATGCCGAGGCCTTGCTATTGGCTGAGGGGTATGTAGAGGCTCGTAAGGATAACGACATCCGCATCGATGCCATCACTATCGACTTCCTGACCGCTGGAGCTGCTGAGTTTATAGATTACTTAGAGGCTGATTACTTCAATGTCTTTAACATTACCAATGTGACACAAGAAGGATCTTTAATCCAGAAAACCTTACAATGTCAGGGCATGAACCATGAGATTACCCCTATTTCATGGCTTACGACTTATACCACGCTAGACAAACTAATTGTTAGCCAATACTGGCTATAGGCTTTATACTATGTACACGACACGAGGAGAGTAGAGATATGGCCGGAGCAGGTTACAAGAACTGGAGCGCAGGAAATGTGCTTACAGCTAACGATATGGATACTTATATCCAAGAGCAGACCATCATGGTCTTTGCTTCATCTTCTGCTCGTACGACTGCTTTGACTGGAGTAGTAGCAGAAGGTATGGCTTCCTATCTAAAGGACACCAATAAGTTTGAGATCTATAACGGCTCTGCATGGGTAACGATTGCCACGATCTAATGAAGCCAAGATTATCAAGAGCTGCTATTCAACTCCGAGAACAGATCGATGATTCCTACCCAAGCCGTCTGCGCGATTCCGATGGGTCGATCGGTGATCTCCGACACTCTTCGCGCGAGTCTGACCATAATCCAGATGCACAAGGCTGGGTTCGGGCTATCGACATCGATGCTGATCTCGCTGGAAAACCCAAGCCAGAGCTCATGCCAGACCTTGTTGATCAGATTCGACTCTTATGCAAGTCTGGAGTTGAGAAAAGAGTTGCCTATATTATTTTCAACGGAAAGATCTGTTCCCCTATCCTTAGATGGAAATTTAGAAACTACACCGGAATTAACAAACACACCAAACACGCTCATTTCAGCTTTAAGAAAGCGGCTGACAATGATGGGGCTTTTTTTCAGATACCTATGCTAGGAGGCACAAATGACAGCAGCAACTAACAATTTCATTATTGATCAGGGGGCTAACTGGTTTGTTACTTTCGTGTACAAGGATTCAGCAGGTACACCGATTAACCTAACAGGCTACACAGCAGGCTTACAGATCAGAGATACCTATGCAGACTCTACAACTGACCTATCTTTGACATCGCCTAGCGGTGGCATAACCATTACTGCTGCTACTGGCACTATTGCTGTTACTGCTACAGCTGTGCAGACTGCTGCTATTCCAGCAGGCAACTATGTCTATGATCTAGAGATTACATCTGCTTCAGGAATCGTAACTCGTCTGGTGCAGGGTAAAATCTCAATTAGCCCACAGGTAACTCGATGAGCGATATTATCGAGATCATCCAAGATGTAACAAATGTAACTGTTACTGAGGATGTCACTATTGTGCAGATTGCCTCAGATGGCCCACAAGGGCCACAGGGCGCAACCGGAGCGACCGGAGCGACCGGAGCTAAAGGCGATCAGGGCATTCAAGGTATCCAAGGCATTCAAGGTATCCAAGGCGTAAAGGGCGATACTGGAGATACTGGTGCTACCGGCGCAGCTGGTACTAACGGTACGAATGGTACTAACGGTCAAGGCGTACCCGTAGGCGGTACTGCTAATCAAGTCCTAGCAAAGATCGATGCTACCGACTATAACACCCAATGGGTTGCACCAAGCGGTGGTGCTGCTAGAGCATTCCAAGCACCTGCTTATGTATCAACTAGATATTATGCTCAACCTGTAATTTCATTCACTACTGCTACTTTAGGTGGAACTAATCAAACTCGTTACACGCCTATCTATATTTGGGAAAATGCAAATTTTGATAGGATAGCAATAAACACCGGTGGTACATTCTCAGGTACTAGTGTGATCAGATTAGGTATTTACAATGACACAAATGGAGACCCAAGCACAGTAAAGCTTGATGCTGGAACAGTTACAGCAACAGCCGCAAATACGACTTATCAAATTACAATAAATGAAACTTTAGCGGCTGGCTGGTATTGGTTAGCTGCTAATACTCAAACAGTAGCAACGACAAACAATGTTTATGCTGTTGCCAACTCAGCATTTATCGCAGGGCAGTTATTCGGTAATAGTAATGCACAGAATAATAACCCGTGGAGAACCCAAACAGTTAATACTACATCAGGTTTTGCTACCGCTGTTTCTCCTGGTACTTCATCCGGTAACATGTATGCAATTTATTTAAGGAAATCCTAATGAGCAGAACAGTTACATACGGTGAAGGTGGCTACGACCCATCAAAGCCAAATGACAATATCGTTGAAATCATCGACATCCCAGACGAAGGAGAAGCAATTGAAGAATCCATTGATCCTAGCAGCAGGAGCATTCTTAGCCGCTTGGTCGGCAAGTAATTTCACACTAGATTACCGAGCGATCCTGTTCGCCATTCTTTCAGGCGTATTCGGGTATGCCACACCAAAAAGGTAATGAGTGCGATGGACATAGCGGCTCTTGCTGTTGCTGCTACGACCGTTATTGGTTCATTTATTGGCTTGGTCAGATGGTTGGTAAAGCACTACCTAGCAGAGCTGAAACCAAATGGCGGAAACTCGATGAACGATAGAATTACCAGACTTGAAGAGCGTGTCGAAACTGTAATCCGTCTCCTAGAGAGGTGACAATTAAGTCATGGCAAAAAAGAAGGTAATCGATCTTGATACCTATTCAGCGTTAGATGCTTGGGCTATTGGCTTACAGGAGATGTATAGAGCTCTTCGTAAAGCCGGGTTCGATGTTGAACTATCCTTAGCAATCATCGTTGAACCAACCGCTTATCCGGGTTGGATATTGCCTACTCCAGTCGAGCCAGACAGGTTTGGCGATTATGAAGATGAGGATGACGATTAAGCGAATTGTTATAGTCAGCGACCTTCAAGTCCCGTACCACGACAGAGTAGCCACACGCAACCTAGCATCATTTATCAAGAAGTTTAAGCCAGACCAAGTAGTGACCATTGGCGATGAGATCGACCTACCACAGATATCCAAGTGGGAAGAGGGTCGGATGGGCAGTTATGCTCAGACCCTAGATGATGATCGTAATGAAGCTGTTGATCTACTCTGGGAGTTAGGCGTTACAGACTGCATCCGGTCAAATCACACAGATCGCCTATACAACATCATCATGGCTAAAGTACCGGCATTCGGAGCATTGCCAGAGCTGCGCTTTGAGAAGTTTATGCGCTTTGATGAGTTGGGTATTACCTTTCACAAGAATCCTATGGCTATTGCGCCTAACTGGATCGCAGTACATGGAGACCATACCCCTATCAAGCCACAGGGGGGCTTATCAGCCCTAGAGGCGGCTCGTAGGCATGGCAAGAATGTCATCTCAGGTCATACTCACAGAGCAGGGCGTTCTGCCTTCTCAGAGGCTTCTGGAGGCCGTATAGGGCGTGTTCTACATGGTGTCGAGGTAGGCAATCTCATGGACTTTAAGCAGGCTCATTACACTAAAGGCTCGGCTAACTGGCAACAGGCTTTTGCCATCATGTATGTCCATGGATCAAAGGTTCAAGTCGATCTAATCAATATCGAGAAGGATGGCACATTCATTGTGGCTGGAAAGTCCTACGGCCGAGCCCGATAATCGTTATAGTTTCGTTATCTAAATCTACCAAATCCGTCTGACATCTGTGCAACACTAATCCCAAGAGCGAAAGTATCGCTTGAAAGGGAGCAACATGGCAAACACAGACAAGCTGCTTCTCATCTGTATCATTGGGTTGGTTATCAGCTCGATCATCATCGCTATCGATGCGTACAGAATGGGGCACGAAAGAGGTTTAAGAGAAGGCTGGCATCGAGGGCGATCAGTTAGCCGTCAGGAGTTTTGGGAAGAATGAAAGCCGATGAAATCCTACTCACCGCCACAGACACAATCGGTCAGCGTGGTCTTACATACGGTCATCCTGCGGATAACCTGCAACACACAGCAATGCTCTTCTCAGCATACTTACAAACACCAATTCACGACTACCAAGTCGCAGGACTCATGGTCTTACTTAAACTTGCCAGAACTAGCCAGTCAGCACAGAAGATCGATACTTGGGTAGATATGGCATCATACGCTGCATTAGGTGGGCAACTAGCAACAGAGGAGAACGAGTTATATGTTTAATCTAGCCGATTACGAGACAGTAGAGGTGCGACTTGAAAAGTTTATTAAGGACTATCCAAATTTCCGTATTGCAACAGAGCTGGAAAGTTTCCAAGGCAATCGATACATTGTTAAGGCATATCTTTATAAGGATATTAAGGATGAAGTTTCATGGGCTACTGGCTACGCAGAGGAGACAATTAGCGAACGAGGTGTTAATAGCACTTCAGCATTGGAGAATTGTGAGACTTCTGCTATCGGCAGAGCACTTGCAAATGCGGGTTATGCAGCTAAAGGAAAGAGACCAAGCCGAGAAGAGATGACTAAGGTCGTTACTCTCAAAGCAGTAAAGCCAGCAGTACAAGATGTTAAGCCAGACGATCAGGACTATTGGACTACTCCGGTCAATGAGTACCGAGGTGTAGTAGATGCACCAGTTACCTTAGACAAAGCTCTAGAGACTGTTGCTGCGATCATCGGTACTGGAGAAGCTGCTGAAGCACCATCATGTAATCATGGACATATGCTGTGGAAAGAGGGCGAAAAGAATGGCAGAGCATGGGGCGGTTACTTCTGCGGTCATGCACCACGCACAGGCGAGGCTAAGTGTCCGACTGTCTGGTATGGGTTAAGTAGTGAAGGCAAATTCGTACCACAGAAGCCGAGAGGTTAATCATGGGTAATATCGGTATTAAGATCAATGGCGAATGGGTCGATCTAATGAGCGCATTCGTACCATGTCAGTTATGTAATGAGCCAGTCCAGATCAAGAATCTGGTTGATCTATCTCAGGATGCAGTCAATGGCACAGTCTCATGGCAGTGTCTGAAATGCAGTACTGTTAATGGATAGATTAGAGCTGCTTAAACAAATGCCTATGAATCTGGAATTAGATGATACGGATACCATCAAATGCTCACGATGCGATGAAAGAACTCCTGAAGCAGAAGTGCAACAGGTTGGTGCATGGTGGGTATGTGGCATCTGTTATGACGATCTATGACCCAGCATAGGAAGCACAGAGGTTTCCGCACAGAGCGCGTAGTAGCTGAGTACTTATCGACTTGGTGGCAGGGCGCATGTGTGGGAAGGGGTAGTGGCAAAGATATTGTTAATGTGCCTTTTGATGTTGAAGTCAAAGCTCGTAATGGGTTTCAACCATTAGCGTACTTGAAGCAGTTAAAGTCTCGAACCGATGTCAGTGGGGAATTGGGGTTCGGGGTACTAAGGCTTAACGGACAAGGAGAAGATGCTGGTGAATATGCCTGCATTATCCGGTTAGCCGATCTATTGCCACTACTCATATTAAAGTACGGTCATCTCGACAAAGAACCCACACAGGCAGACATAGACCGGTGTACTGCGTGTGGATCACTAATGATAAGGAAGTGTTTAACTTGCCATCCTACGACTATCGATGTCCTCGATGCAATATCCAAAATGAGATTACCCATGGATGGCACGATAAACCAGTAATTCCATGCAGCTACTGCAATGAGCCTATGATTAAAGTTATTGCACCAGCTGCGACACACTTCAAGGGTACTGGATGGGGTAAAGATTGATTAAGAAAACTACCTATGAGCAGGCTAGGGGTAAGCGGATTAGATCTTATGGCTTAACCCTTGAAGAGCATGAGCAATTAATGTCAGACCAAGGTGGTAAGTGCTGGATCTGCCAAGGTGATAATGGCTTAAAGGCTTTATGTATTGATCATGATCATAAGACTAACAATGTTCGAGGCTTGCTATGTAATCTATGTAATCGAGCAATAGGCTTACTTCGAGATGATCCAGAGCTCATAGATAAAGCAGCTGAATACATCCGTAAAGGCTCACCGGAGCATCTTCAAGGTAAGTTAATCGGTAAGCATGGTAGGAAGGTTAGAGTGCCTTTAGATTATGTAGAACCTGAACCTGAGCCTTGTGTAGAAGATCATGACGCTACATGGAAATGGATCGCTGATAATACATTCTTTCAATATCATGGACATACAAGATCAGAGTGTAATTGCATCCCAGTTTATAATCGCAAAGGTATATTAATGCGATATAAGAAGGTAGAGTTATCCACAGAAGTTATCCACAGGGTCTAACAAAGGAGTTAATCCAATGCGAAACACCGCTCTGAGCAGGGCTTTTACAAATAGATTTGACATCGATGGTACGCTAACGGCGCAGAGCCCTTCAGGGGCTCACCGCGAGCCCGGTAGGGCTGTAGCTCGCGGGGTGCTAGTAGCTATTGGGATAGCTTTATGCTTCGTACCTGAAGCAGGAGGATCTAAACCAATGCAATATGTATCTTATAAAGAGTTTGCTTATCATCAATTAGGTTATAACTTAGAGCAATATAAATGCTTAGCAATATTATGGGGTAAAGAGTCTGCATGGAATCCAGCAGCTGTAGGTAATCTAACTGGTACTCATAAAGTCTATGGAATACCTCAAGGTAAGAGTGAGTATCTAGCAACACTTAATGGCTATGAGCAGGTACAATGGGGCTTAGACTACATACGTCATAGATATGGTGAGCCTTGCATAGCATTGCAACACTTTAAGGATAAGGGATGGCATTAGATAAACTAAACAGCAGGCGATACAGAGAGCAGCGCGAGCGTATCTTCTCTCGTGATGGTCGTGTCTGTCAGCTGTGTGGTACAGACCAAGGTGAGATGCACATCGATCACATCATCCCACGCAAAGCAGGTGGAGACCACAGCCTAGATAATCTGCGTGTGTTATGTAAGTCATGCAATCTTCGTAAGGGTGCGCTTAATGATGGTGTTTTTTTAGCACGACAGGCTACCCCCCCTGTCTTTTCAACCTATACCTCCCCGATGCAGTCCGAGACGATGCTGGACAGTCCTTTTAAGCAACGACCTGATCCGGATCAATGACAACTAAACCCAAAAAGGCCAAAGCCATACGAGGGGCAACCAAACCAAGGCTTCACAGTCCACTTCTAAAGGGCGAAAACAAGCTGCAAGATGTTAAAGACCTCTGCGAGATCGTAAAGATTCCTTTGCTACCTTGGCAGGAGTTTGTGCTTAAAGATATGCTTACGACCGATAAAAAGGGTCTCTGGATTCGCAAAACAAACCTGATTCTGGTCGCTCGGCAGAATGGAAAGACTCACTTAGCGCGAATGCTGATCTTGGCTCACCTGATCAAGTGGAACACGAATGTCTTGATCATGAGCTCTAATAGAAGCATGGCCTTAGATACCTTTAGACAAATTACTAGCCTACTGGAGACAAATGACCACCTCAAAGGATTCGTTAAGCAAATCAGGCACGCCAATGGAACGGAGTCTATTGAGATGCTCTCTGGGGCGCGCCTTGACGTGGTTGCAGCTACTAGAGACGGATCTAGAGGCCGAAGTGTCAATGGGTTACTTTACATCGATGAAATCCGAGAAATCACAGAAGATGGATTCCGAGCAGCTACTCCAACTACTAGAGCTCACCCAAATAGTCAGACACTTCTTACCTCTAATGCTGGAGATGCATTCTCAACTGTTCTCAACGACCTCAGAGAACGAGCCATCGACTACCCACCTAAGTCCTTCGGATTCTACGAGTATTCAGCACCTCAATACTGCAAGATAAACGATCGTGAAGCGTGGGCTCTGGCTAACCCTTCTCTGGGGTACACAATTACCGAGGAAGCCATCGAGGAAGCAATAGCGACAAGTCCTATTGAAAACACTCGTACTGAGACCCTTTGTCAATGGATCGACTCGCTAAGTAGCCCTTGGCCTCATGGAATATTAGAGGACACATCGGATAGCACACTCGAAATGTCTATTGGGGCTTATACTGTATTCGGTTTCGATGTCAGTCCTTCACGCAGGAACGGATCATTGGTCGCAGGACAACTTCTCCCAGATGGGAGGATTGGCATCGGAATCTTAGAGACCTACAGCTCTCAGGTAGCCATTGATGAGTTAAAAATGGCAGCATCGATCAAGGCTTGGTGCGATTTATACAAGCCACGCCTAGTCTGCTTTGACAAGTACGCGACTCAGACCATCGCAGATCGCTTGGCTAACTCTGGAGTTATGGTAGAAGATGTCTCAGGCCAGCAGTTTTACAAAGCCTGCGGAGACCTATTAGAAGGCTTGGTTAATCATCGAGTAGTCCACAATGGCCAGCAAGAGCTGATCCAGCAGATGAATAACTGCGCAGCCAAGGTCAATGACTCGGCATGGCGTATCATCAAGCGCAAGTCTGCCGGTGACATCTCAGCACCTATCGGCTTGGCTATGGTAGTTTCCAAGTTGATGATCCCTCAGCCTAAGCCTCAGATTTACACTTAGACACGCCCTAGCATATTGTCTAATCTCTTGACAAATGCTATAATTTCTGTCTATGGGTCTCTTTCGTAAAACTGATGCAACCAATGACGCTTCTATTAAAGCGCAATATGCACCCCAGATCTTGGGCGATCAATTCATGCCCTATAACAATTATTACAGCCTTAGTGCATTAGCTCGTCAAGATGCTATCTCTGTACCGGCAATCAAAAGATGTAGAGATTTAATTGCGGGAACGATCTCCACAATTCCTCTCGAATATTATAAGAAATCTACAGGCGAGCATATCGCTGCGCCACGATGGGTAGAACAGCCATCAATTAATCAGCCACGCTTTGTAACAATCCTGTGGACAGTCGATAGCCTTCTCATGTATGGCACAGCCTACTGGAGAATCGAAGAGACTTATCAGGAAGATGGAAGAATGGCAAGAGCTGAGTGGATCGCTAACACTCGCGTTACATTCGACACAAACTTTCCTTCAACTATCGTTACTCAATACTATGTCGATGGTATTCCAGTACCTATGTCAGG